ACTGGCCTGAGCGGCAACGTCAACATCCCCCGTCAATCCGGCGCTGGCACTGCTTACTGGGTCGCTGAGTCTGGCTCTCCCACCGAGTCACAGCAAACCATCGATCAAATTTCTCTTTCACCCAAAACCTGTGGTGCCTTTACCGATTACAGCCGCAAGCTGCTGATCCAGTCCTCCATTGATGTGGAGAACATGGTGCGCAATGATCTTGCCCGTGTGATCGCACTGGAAATCGACCGCGTGGGTCTGTATGGCTCCGGTACTTCAAACCAGCCCCTGGGCCTGAAGGACACTACCGGCGTGCTGACTGAGGATTTTGCAGCCAACACCCCGACCTTCTCTGAGGTTGTTGCGCTTGAGTCCGACATATCTGGCGCCAACGCTCTGCTGGGCAGCCCTGTTTACCTGATGAACTCCGTTATGCGCGGTGGTTTGAAGACCACCACCAAGGATTCTGGTTCGGGTCTGTTCGTGATGGAAGGCGATCTGGTGAATGGTTACCGTGGTGTGTTGTCCAATCAGGTTGCAACTGGTGATCTGTGGTTCGGCAACTTCGCTGATCTGATCATTGGCTATTTCTCTGGCTTGGATCTGATGGTTGATCCTTACACCGGCAGCACCTCCGGCACTGTCCGCGTGGTTGCGTTGCAGGATGTAGACGTTGCCGTTCGTCATCCTGAGTCCTTCAGCCGCGGTAACAACACCCTCTGATCATGAAAATCCAGATCCGTAAACAAACCACGTTGTCGGGTCAGGTCGTCAGGGTTGGGGAAGTCCATGAGGCTTCCCCGTCTGATGGCAACTTTCTGATCGGCATTGGTTTTGCAATTTTGGCACCTGAAAAGGAGCCTGAGGCGTCAAAGCCCAAACCCAAACGTCGGAGAAAGCCAATCATTGACCATGGCACTCACTGAGAACCTTGATATTTTTTTGGCCGATTTTGGCGTCAGCTGCACAGCTGGCGCTGTAACGGCCGTTGGCATTCTCGACATGCCCACCGAGGTCGTTGCTGGTGACATGATGCTGTCAACTGATTACGTACTGACAGCAAAATCCTCAGATTTTGGAGATCTTGTCTACAACTCACAAATCACTGTGAATGGCACAGCCTTTACTGTGCGTGATAACAGGCTTACTGGCGATGGAATGTTTTGTGAGCTTTCATTGCAGCGCAGCGTTGAAACACCAATAACGACATCAACCACGGCAATTGATGGTGGCGACGTTGACGATACTGTTGATGATCTTGGACTTGAAAAGTTAGACCCTGAGCTTGACGGTGGCAGTGCTGGGTCTAGCTACATTGAAGGCAACACGGTGGATGGTGGCGCGGCATGAGCAGCACGGCACGAATTAGGTTGCGTCGCGACACTGAAGCAAATTGGACTTCAGAAAATCCCGTCTTGCTTGCAGGCGAGATGGGCATCGAAACCGACACCCGCCGCTACAAAGTGGGCGACGGGTCAACGGCATGGTCCAGCCTTAGCTATTACATCGAAGGCGTTTTGGCCCGTGGCCAAGCCAGTAAAACAACCAGCGGCGCCATCACTATTGGGGCGGCTGGCACATATCAAAGCACGGGTCTGACTGCGACTTTTGATAGCAGCACTGACTATCAAACCGTGTTGGGCACGTCTGACACTTTTGCGATCAAAAACGACAGCGGCGCAACAAAGCTGTTTCAGGTGCAGGCCAGCATGGATGCTTATGCCGGTAACAATCACACGCTAGGAATCAAGCTGGCCAAGAATGGCGTCGGCATTGACCAGTCTGAATGTCGTGCATTCTCTGGGTCAACCGGGCAGATTGCAAAGCTGTTTTGTTTTTGGATGGTTGAGCTAGCTGATGGTGATGAAGTTGCTCTGTTTGTAGCCAATGTCAGCGACACTACAACGATTCAATTTCAGCGCGGGCGGATTAGTGCCATTGAGGTGAAGGCATGACAACAAGGCGTGAGTTGATCCTTGCTCAGTTAAAAACTAATCTTGACGCTATCACTGGTGCAACCGTTTACCGCAACCGGGTGGAGCCATTGGCGCGAGGTGAGGTTCCCGCTGTAATTGTCGAGCCAATCAGTGACGAGCCAATTGAGGAATTTTCAAGCACGCTCCAATGGACGCTTCGCGTTCGCGTCACTGTTTTGGTTCGTGCGAATGCACCAGGCAACGCCGCTGATGCTTATGTGCAACAAGTGCATGACGCAGTGATGTCTGACACCACTATCAATGGTTACGCATTAGACATTGATCCTGCGACAACAGATTTTAATTTTTTTGATGCTGACGTTCCTGTAGGCATTATTGCAATGGATTATTTGGTCAAATATCGCACTGGCCGAGTTGATCTCACCAGCGCATAAATGCGTGGCTGGGGCCGTCGTTAAACTTAGACTGAAGACAAGATTTTTAGTGCCGGAGCCTGACTGATGGCAAAGCTCGCCCGCGTAAGGTCAATCCTTGCGAAAGAAGAAGTTACTTACGGCACTGACCCGACGCCGACTGGAGCCGCTAACGCGATTCAGGTGTCTGCGCTTGAAATCAGCCCTGCAGAGTCTGACGTTTTATCGCGTGACCTGATTCGCAGCTATCTGGGCAACAGCCCACAGCTGATCGCAAACACTCGCGTAACCGTTACGTTTACGGTTGAGTACGCAGGTTCGGGCACTGCAGGCACTGCGCCGCAATATGGACCCTTACTTAAAGCTTGTGGCTTCAGCGAAACCGTTGTCGCATCGACTTCCGTCACCTATGAACCGGTTTCGACCTCGTTTGATTCCGTCACGATGTATATCGATAATGATGGCATTCGCCACATTGTGACTGGTGCTCGCGGGTCTTTCACTGTCAGCTTGAACGCCAATCAAATTCCTGTCATCAATTTTTCAATGACGGGTCAATATAACGCTCCTACTGACACTGCATCGCCGACCCTGACCTTCCAGAATCAGGCCACCCCACAGATCTTTAACGACACCAACACGACCTCGTTTGAGATTTATTCTGAAACCGGCTTGGCGCTGCAGTCGGTAGAGCTTGACCTTGGCAACGAGGTGGTCTATCGCGAACTGGTGAACTCTGATAAAGAGGTGTTGATTACTAACCGTGCAGCGACTGCCAACTTTGTAATTGAATGCCCAACGATCGCTACGGCTGACTTTTTTGCCTTGGCGGTGGCTAGCACCTCAGGCAACCTCAGCATTGTTCACGGCACGTCAGGTGGCAACATCATCACGCTGAGTTCGCCCGCAACCGGATTGTCGCTGGGTAACCCTACTTACTCTGAAGACCAGGGGATTGTGATGTTGAACCTTCCGACTACTATGGTGCCAAGTGATTCCGGCAATGACGAAATCACACTTGTCTACACCTGATTTGCATGGCTTTCGTCCTAAAAAAGGTCTCTTCTTACAAGTGGCCTGTCGCCGTTGAAATTCCCGTCGATGGTGGCAAGTTCAAGAAAGAGACTTTTACGGCAGTCTTCAAGCGAATCAGCAGGTCTGAGTTCAACAGTTTGATTGCCGAAGGCGAAGACGCTTTGGTCGATGCCATTGTCCTTGACTGGACTGGCATTAAAGATGAAGACGGCGAGGATTTGCCATTTGACGAGACGACAAAAGCGCAGCTGTTTGATGACCCTTTCGTTTTGAAAGGGTTGATCAATGCTTATGCCGATAGCTTTCAAGGAGCGCCGGTAAAAAACTAAAGGACGCCGCCCGCCATTGGTGTGAAGCGGGCGGCAAATTTGCTGAAAACTATGAAGACCTGATGGCCCAGGGCATGGACCCTGGCGAAATCAACGCGATGCGCAAAGCGGCTAAAGCTGCGCAATTTGAGGTATGGGAAGAAAACTGGCAAGCTTTGCAGGTCTTTCTGCAATGTCAAACGCAATGGCGAGTCTCAATGGCAGGCTTAGTCGGCTTGGACTATGCAGCAGTTGCGTGGGTGCTTAAACTGTATGAGATAGATGACCAGCGTTCGACGCTTGAAAAAATTCAAGTCATCGAAGCTGCTGTTTTGCAAGTGTTGAACAACTAGGTCGCCAGCATGATTGAAAATTCTCTGCTCAGAATTAAAGCTTCTGTCTCTGGCGACAATGAAATAAAACGCCTTGGCAATACGATGCAGGGTGTTCAGGGCAAAGTCAAAAATTTACAAAGTGGAGTTGGCAAGTTAGCTGGTGCGTTTAAAGCGTTGTTCGCTGCAGCAGCTGTTACAGGTTTTGCAGCTTATGTCAAATCTGCAGCTGATACTGCCGATGCGTTTGGCAAGCTTGAGGTGCGCACTGGCATTGCAGCAGAGAAGCTGGTCGGTTATGTGCAAGCCGGCAAGCTTGCTGACGTAAGCCAGAAACAACTTGTTACTGGTTTGCGTACTTTGGCGCGAACGCAATCTGAAGCAGCAGACGGCACAGCTAGTTACGTCGAAGCCTATGCAAAGCTTGGCGTATCAGTGAAGAACAGCGATGGCACCTTAAAAGCTTCCGACAAACTGCTAGGTGAAATTGCTGATCAGTTCAAAGACTTGCCAGATGGCCCAGAAAAGGCCGCGTTGGCAATGGACTTGTTTGGCAAGTCTGGCGCAGACATGATTACGCTGCTGAATGGCGGCAGCGCATCGCTTGAAGAATTTAATTACAACTTAAGTGATAAATTTGCTCAAAATGCTGAGTATTACAACGACCAAATTACTAAGCTAAGTTTTGCATTTGAAGGCTTTCAGATGCAGTTAATGGATGCGCTAATGCCGGCGCTGATTTCCATTACTGAAGTTTTCACTGAATTGTTCAACACAGAAGCTGACTGGAAGGCGCTATTTTCCATCATTGAGTTTGGATTGCGCGGAGTCGCAATCGCCACTTTGACTGTTGTTAAAGGCGTTGAGGAGACAATCAAAGCGGTGCAAATTGCCTTCCAGATCTCTCAAGCGGCCTTGTCTGGTGATTTGGGCAAGGCTATTCAGCTGGGTAAAGGTTATGGGCAAGGTTTCATGGAACGCCTTGAAACCAGTGGGTCTCAATTTAATAGACTACTGTTTGGCCAAGGCGAGGCGCCTGAAGGCTACGGGCTACGTGGTGGCAGACCCTTCCAAATTGGCGATACCGTTGGCGGTGACACAGCAAAGCAAGTTAAAGCAGCGAAAGAGCGTCGCGTCATGCTCCAAGAGGTTTTTGATTTAGAAAATGCAATTCTTGACGCGCGTGAACAGCAAAATGACTATGCGCAAGTTTTAGCCGAGTTAAATCTTGCTATTTTTCAAGCCAACCAAAAAATGGTTGACGATCCCTTGGCTGGTGCCCTCGCTTTGCGCAAAGCTGAAATCAACGCGAATGAACAGATTTTGGCAATTGACCAGCAACGTGTTGAACAAGCTGAAGCGTTAGAGGAAGCGTTTAAGCGCTTAGGGGTAGATCTTGCTGATTTGTTGCCTGAATCACAAAATTTAGACGAGCTTTGGAAGTCGATCGGGAGCACAATCACTTCTAGCGTGACTGGCGCTATTGAGGGTGCAATATTTGAAGCAAAAACTTTGCAGGAATCATTGGCTGGAATTTTGCGATCACTGGCTAGCGTTTTTCTGCAATTTGGGACCAAGACTCTAATTGGCGGCTTGTTTCCAAGTGCCAATGGCAATGTATTTGCGCAGAACAAAATCGTTCCCTTCGCTTATGGCGGAGTGGTAAACAAGCCAACGCTATTCCCGATGGCAAATGGCACCGGCTTGATGGGCGAGGCTGGGCCTGAGGCAATCATGCCGCTTCGTCGTGGTGCAGATGGTCGCCTTGGCGTTGAAGCTTCTGGTGGTGGCACAAGCGTAGTCGTTAATGTGAATGCGCAGGGCACAAGCGTTCAAGGTGATGAAGGGAAAGGCCGACAGCTTGGTTCTGCCATTTCTGCTGCTGTTCAGGCAGAATTGATTAAGCAGCAACGACCCGGAGGGCTCTTGGCACGCTAATGGCTACTTTTGATGACGCTACAGTTGGCGCAAATACAATTCCAGATTTTGCGGCACAGAAAAATTCACAGCCACGTCAGCGCAAGGTTGTTTTTGGCGATGGATATGAGCAACGTTTAAGTTTCGGCTTAAATCAAAACCCTAAGCAGTGGTCATTAACTTGGCAATATTTGACCACAGCCAATGCAAATGCGATTGAAGCGTTTTTTGATGCACGGGCCGATGACGCTGCTTCGTTTGATTGGACCCCGCCAGACACTACAACGTCTTACAAGTGGTTGTGCGACGAATGGCAGCGCGAATTGGTTGCGGCAAATCGCGAAACTATTACAGCGACTTTCCGCCAGGTCTATGAGCCTTAAACTAAAGCCAAGAGGATTCTTCCATGAGCACCATCGTCACTAGGGCTGGCAAAGGCTCACCACTCACTCACACCGAAGTTGATGCCAACTTTACCAACCTTAATACTGATAAAGCTGGCTACGTAGCGGGCGAAGGTGGCACAGTAACGCAGGCTACCAGCAAAAGCACAGGCGTCACGCTTAGCAAAAAGTGCGGTCAAATCACAATGAACGCAGCAGCACTGGCTGCTGACACAACCGTGACTTTCACGCTGACCAACACCGAGGTCGTTGCTACCGACATCATTGTCCTCAACCATGTCAGCGGAGGCACCGCTGGGTCGTATCTACTGAACGCTCAGGCTGGATCAGGTTCTGCAAGCATCAATGTCCGCAACATCACTAGCGGATCATTGTCGGAATCGATCGTGATTGGCTTTGCAATTATTAAAGCTGTAGTTAGCTGAACATGGCTTACGTTGTCTCCGGTTACTGGGATGTCGGTTATACCGACACCGAATCCAGTGCGGCGATAACTGGTGAGCTGCAGGGAATCAATCCGACTGCAATCATCGAGCTATTTCAGCTTGAACTAAACGCCAACCAGCACGGTGTAAACCAGACTTACTATTTCCACAACGGCACCAGGCAAAACTCTGGCAACAATTTAGTGTTTGGTGGCACAACTTATATAGCGCTGCCGATTGAAGCTGATGGTTTCGCATATTCTGGTCAAGGTAGCTTGCCAAGGCCCACACTAAGAGTTAGCAACATCCTCAGCACAATTACGGCTCTGCTGGCGACATTGCCCAACGGCTTGGAAGGCGCAAAAGTCACTCGACTCCGCACCCTGGCACGTTATATCGACGATGAAAATTTTCTTACTGCCTTATCGCCATTAGCGACGCAAAGTGGCGACATATTAACGGCGCAAAATAATGACATTTTGATTGGTATTTCACAACCTGGGAATCCCTACGGCACTCCCGATGCAACTGCTTTGTTCCCGTTAGAGGTTTATTACGTTGACCGAAAATCAACCGAGAACCGGAATCTAGTCGAATTTGAGCTGGCCAGCGCTTTTGACCTTGCAGGTGTTCGAGCGCCGAAGCGTCAGTGCATCAGCCGTTGTCAGTGGGTGTACCGATCCGCAGAGTGCGGTTACACAGGCACCAACTATTTTGACGCCAATGATAACCCTGTTGTGAATACATCTGAGGATGTTTGCGGCAAGAAGCAGAGTAGCTGCGAAGCTAGATTTGGTGAGAATAACGAGCTGCCATTTGGCGGCTATCCCGGCATTGGTACTTTCTTCGCATGACCTGGCGCGACGCTGCATTACAAGACGCTAAGGACCGCGATCCTTGGGAGTCGGTTGGTTTGGTCGTTGTCGTTAAAGGTCGTGAACGATATTGGCCATGCCGCAACATGGCGCACAACGTGGAAAGCATGTTCGTGCTGAATCCTGAGGATTACGCTGCTGCATCAGATGCTGGTGAAATTGTCGGCATTGTTCACAGCCATCCGCATACCGCACCAGTTCCCAGCGAAGCCGATCGAGTTTCAGCAGAAAAGCACGGCCTCCCTTGGTACATCGTCAACCCACGAATTGAAATTTGGGGCGAGTATCGCCCTTGCGGTTACAAGGCTCCTTTAATTGGTAGGCAATGGACTTGGGCTGTCAACGATTGCTGGACTTTGGCGCGTGACTGGTACGCAGAACAAGGAATCATGCTGCGCGATTGGGATCGCCCTGCAACACCAGAATTGTTCATGAATGCGCCGATGTTTGATGGTGCATGGGCTGCAACAGGATTTCGCCAATTAGCTGAAGATGAACCCTTGGAGCGTGGCGACTTGCTATTGATGCAGATCAACGGCAAAGGCTTGAATCACTGTGCCGTGTTCATTGGTGATGGAATGGTGCTACATCACCTTGCAGGACGGTTGAGCAGTAGAGATATTTACGGTGGCTGGCTACAATCGGTGACAGGGAGGCGGCTGCGTCATGTTGCGTAAGGTCAGACTTTACGGGCAGCTCGCCAAGTTCGTTGGCCGAACTGTATTAGAAGCAGATCTTGGCAGTGTTGCCGAGGCAGTGAGGATGCTGATTGTTAATTTCCCAGGATTAGAGCAGCACATGTCGGAGGGCCACTACAAGGTTTTAGTGGGAGACGGTGCTTTGACGTTAGATGAGTTGCACTATCCAACGGGTCAAGAGGAAATCAGAATTGTGCCTGTAATTAGCGGTGCAGGCGGCGGCCCGACAGCTCAAATCTTGGCGGGCATTGCAATCATCGGCTTATCTTTTGGCATAGGTGCCATAGCATCTGCTGGCGTTACTTTGGGCGGCTTGGCCGGTATTGGAACCGTTGGAACAGGTTTTGTAGCTCTTGGCGCAAGCTTAGTTCTTGGGGGTATTGCAGGCTTGATTTCTCCTGTGCCTGCAACTCCGCAAGGCCCAGATACTGAACAAGATCCACGAAAGTCTCAGTCATATTCATTTTCCGGCGTACAAAATACAAGCCGTGGTGGCACGCCTGTTCCTATCGTTTACGGTAAGAC